CTTACGATCATCGGAAAGCTGCCATGATAACACAGTCTTCATTAGTCCGACCGTTGGGCTTACCGTCCTTCGATTTGATAGCCTTGAAGAACTGAGCGAAAATACGCTTACCAACACCCTGAAGAGCCGAGACGGTTTCAGCCTTGCGTACTTTACGCTGAGCAGACTTCTCGGTATCGAAATTCAGCATGCGAGTACCTTTCACAGTGATACCGCTGCCTTCGATGGCATAGTACACCTGCATGTTACGAGTCTTGGTATTGAAGACCCAGACTTCTGCAGCACCGATAACATTCGGAACGATGATAGACTTGATTTTCAGGGCGACATCTTCTTGCTTGAATTTCATGTCTTTGACGATAACGCCAGAAGGTTTCGCTTTCACGACCCGGGTCTTACGAACCACGGTCACTTTAGCCTGAACCAACTTTTCCATCAGGGTTTCATAGATGGACAACAGCTTTTTCTGTTCAGGGCGGCGCAGGTTAGAGTAACCTTCATTCAGTTGTTTGTCTTTGCCTTCCAGCAATTCTTTCAGCTCAGCCATCTGACCCTGTACGCGCTCAGCGACTTTCTTACCCATAGGACCGGTGATGCCCATAGTCTTCAGCAGACCGCCGACATTCGGGTTGGTCTTATCAGTGACATATTCATCGACCAGACCAGCGAATTCGCCGAGGAAGTCAGAGACCTTGACATCCATACGTTCTTGGATTGTGGGTTTCTTAACTGCTGGCGCGTCATCTTCAACGACGACCTTGACCTTCAGAGCTTTCTCACGGATACGGGTGAATTCAGACTCGATGCGATCAACGTGGAGTTGGTCGAGGTGGTTGCCATTCGCGAGAATACGCGAGAGGACACCCGCGATACGATACTCGAAATCGCTGACAGAAGAAAAAGGAAAGTCGATGCGCTTCTTGAAGTGCGCGACGAACCATCCACGGTAATCCGCGGAGTTGTGGTTGTTGTTGTAATAGTTCAGCGCTTGAACCATGTCGATGGTGTATGCCATCGGGTTGATCGTTGGCTCGTGGTTGACTTTCAACCGAGCGCGAATGAGTTCTTTGTTAGCCATGAATTCCTTAAATCTTTTCGAGGAGGCTGAGGTCAGCTCCAGTCGGCATCGCGAAAGCAGCACAACGCAAGCACGCCGGTAATTTATCTAGGGCTGGGTGTGGGACCATAACAACTGCGTCGTTGGGGCAATGGAAGAACCATTGACAGTTGACTCGAGGCTCGGTGAGTTTATTTCGTTTCATGAGTATATTATAGCTCGGTCATGGATAAAAGTAAATTAGAGAATTGGTTGCGCCGCGAACCGGGACAATCATGCGGAAAGTTACGTTTTTCAGGTTTGGATTGAGCTTCATGCTCATCTTGAAGATATCAATGAAGTCATAGTCACCACTGAGTTCTTTGGTAGCCATGAATTTCCTTAAATCTTAACCAAGTTCTTGAGTTCTGCTGGGGTCGACACAGCAAAAGCTGCGCAACGATCGCAGGCCTGAACTGTATATAGAACTGGATGCCGCAGCAAAACAGTCGCTGGGTTCTCGCAGCGCAGGAACCACTGACATTTGGCAGGAGCAGGCTCGTTTAGTTTATTAGGTTTCATGAGTATATTATAACTCATGACCGGATAAAAGTAAATTATCCCGGACCACGATTGAAAGGCTTCGATGGTTCTTTGTATGTCATGGCTTGAAAATATTCATTTCTACCATCGGCGGCTTGGGTCACACTGACACCACCCTGAAGCACCCACCCCAACTTTATATGTGTATTGACTTCAGACTGGAAATGGTCCACCCCCGACGATCTAACCATCATGTATTTCATCGGTGCCACCAATCTGTGCGTCCCCATTCACGGATAAATTCAGCACCGATGTCAAGGCTGACATAGTCGTCACCCTGCATACCCTGTTCGGAATAGCAAACGTCATGGCTTGGCAAGCCGAGTTGATCCAAATATGAACGAAGGTTCTTCAGGAATAGCTTGTCGTTGTAGATCAACCCCTCATTGCCAATATCCCAGGTCTTCGTGTCGAAGTAAACTCGCATCTCACCGAATTGTTCGTCATCGTTCACAGCAACGTCGATGACTTTCACGATGACTGGCTTCGCGGTATTCGACCAGTAACCAGAACCGTCGGTGTTGAAGATAGCACTGATATTCATCATCCTAAGACCTCACTGATAGATGGGACTTCCTTATGCGCCACGTTTAGATAAGCAGCATATTCATATGCACGTTGCCGCTGAACTTCTTCGTCATATCGGTCTGTAACCGGAAATGAAGCGATACTAGCCCAGCCACCAGTTTTTCCTGCTGGCTTATCAGAGACTTCGAACGAATTGGTATACGAATGACCACGAGCCCAGACATTGTATTTCATTTCACATGCACCAGTAAGTTTCCATACTCGGATCGCAGCCGATTGGAGTGTTGATAGGTTGACTGAATTCTGTTCCAGTCATCAGATTACGACGAGTCACTTGCAACTCAATCTTCCGGTGAAAGTGGTCAGAATCAGCGACGGCGAACAACGACGTATCACGACCGGTTTGCTGATTGCCCCAGCGGGTAAGTGCACCGCGTGCTGACGAATCAGTCGCGTAGAGCTTGTCGTTGAAAAGACGAGTTGTTCTTACATCATAGATCACGTACATTATCATTCTCCTTGGAAGGTTTCAATCCATTTGAGCAGGATTGTCGAACCTTCGCGTTCTGTCAAGCCGAACTCTTTGGCGACATATGGACCGGCTCCCCACATATTCGTGGCACCTGAATTACGGAGTCGCACCAGATAGTTGAATTTAGCCTCATCCGACTTCAGGTAAGCAAGACGATCTTCAACCTCCTTGATCCCAGAATTCGCCAGAGCCATTTCGTAGCTCCCATCGCAACACTTCTTCCACCACTCGCAGGATGCTTGTATCTCGAACAATGCACGGATACAATGTTGGATTTCGTCTTTTGCTTTCATAGTGAGAACCATTCATCGATAGTAAAGAACAACGGTGGGCAGTAAACCCGATCTTTCAAAGAATCACCGAACCAAAAGTCATCGTAGGAGAATTCACGCCCGCAGAAGATAAACTTACCATGAATCCAGCCGGACTCCTTCATAACTTTTTTGTAGGCTTCAGTAGCCAGGTCCTCAAACTCGATGGTCGCTTCCTCAGGGGAACCGGCTTCGATCGGGAGGGTGATGTCACAAGAGAACGTGTAAAAGTCACCATAGGCATATTTCATTACGAGTTTCATTTTGTTCAATCGTTGAAGACAGTGACGCTGAAGATACGGTCACATGCCGAAAAAGTCCAGTGGGTGATATCACCCTCGTGGTCGCGATGCTCACCGTCTACCAAGAAGACCACTTCAGCGCCAGTCTTCTCGGAAACCATGACGAAGCCAGCATCTGCCGAATCGTCGTAGAGGCGACCGATGACCATGATTATTCCTGGAAACGGGAGACGAAGAATTCGCCGTTGGGGACGATGTAGGTGAAACCGTTTCCACAGACGATTTTCACGCGTTCTGCACCAACTGTCTTGACGACGGACACAGCGTAACGCTGACCGATAGAAGCCCCACCCAAACGGCGAGACATGTTCTTGTTCAGAATCTCAACAGAACCTTTGAGACCGGAGAGGAGGGTAGGAAGTTTTTGCATGAGTTTATTATAACGCGAAGGTTGATAAAAGTAAATCAACGAAAGGCAAGCATTCGCGCGTATTCGGCTTCATCTGCAGCAGAGGGTCGCCCACTCATTCCTGGGTAAATTTCGGCGCAACGACCGGTTTCATGGTATGATTCATACACAGGAGTCTTGATGACAGTCCCACGTTCTTTTCGAATTTCCTCGATTTCTTCGTAGATGGCGGAAGTTTCCACCTCATACACTGCCCGAAGAGCAGCAAGTTTGACACGAAGAGCCTTGATTGATTTAGCGGTTTTCATGAGTTTATTATAACTCTGCTCATGATAAAAGTAAATTATGACCCAGGCGGGAGAATCGAACTCACCATTTCAAGTTTAGGAAACAAGCGTACTATCCAGTTGTACGAACCCGGGAAAATTGGTGCGACGTGCTGGGGTCGAACCAGCACCTTATGCCTTATGAGGGCACGGCACTACCATTATGCTAACGTCGCATCTGCGGTTCTGCCGCATTCTTCAATTTGGTGGTCCGCGATGCTGGAATCGAACCAGCGTTATCCGCTTAGAAGGCAGGTTTATTTTCCACTATAAGAATCGCAGAGTTTTATTTAGTGTCGCCGAACAAACGCAACAGGGCTGCGTTTGTATTGTCGAGGATGTCTTCAACAGCTCGCATGGCATAGAGCTTCATGTCTTCAGCAGTGTAAGCTGGCTCAGTGGAAACCCAACCGTCTTGATAGTTCATTGCGGGCATAGCCAACACCCAATCGGTTTCTGGCAATTCACGAAATATTATTTTCAATACCTTTCGTCGTCTTGATCGACATAATCTTGGAACACCTGACTGAACTCATCATAGTTCTTCACCATAGAATTCTTACTCTGACAAGCTGTATGCATCCGCTGGAACCGCAACTCGAGGTGAGCAGGGATCGTATAGCGAACACCCGTAAAATCGCGCACATGGCGAACTACACATTCGGGCTTTGATACAGATGTTTTTTGCATAAGTTAATTATAGCTCTATGCGTAATAAAAGTAAATCACCAACCAGCTGCCATTAATGCCTTTGTCGTCAGTTCTCGCATATGAACTACACGTTCCCACTTTGCTGTCTTCGCGACTAACTGACGATTCAGTTCATTGAAGATATCACCTTCCGTCATGTCTGGGTAAGCCTTGCACATCACTGCAATTGCACACTGGATGACGTCGGCAACTTCACCTGCCAACGGTTCCTTCATCTCTTTATGAGGAAGGTTACCGAGCGTGTGATTGACAGCCTCAGCCAGTTCACCCGTTTCCTCCATCAACTTCAGTGTGTGAGCTTCTAGGTTCTTTGGATCGGTCTTGCCTAGGAGGATAATCTTGCTGATAATTTCATTCATTTTCATGTCCATAAAAGACCTCATTGGTTCGGCGGATAGCTTCTAGAGCATTCATTTCTTGGTGATAGTAACCATTTGCCTGAGCATCAGCCAAGACAGACTCCAGGAATTCGATGTCTTTTTATATCTTTCCTTGAGCGCGTCTTCATCGTTCATCGTAATTTTCCTTACATTGGATCATCATTTCCCTGACGTCCATTTCTAGATGGTAGTCCCCGTGTTCTTGGGCTTCCTTTAGAACTTCTCTAAGGAATGTCATTCTTCTTGAATATTCTTCATAGGTCATGCGAGGAACCTCTTCATAATGACCTCTTGGGCTTCCGTAACGGACCTGTAGAGTGTTTTTCCTACCATGATCGACCTAGGTCCGCGGATTTGCACGACCATCCCTGGGACTGCGAGGTTGAAGACATGCCCAAACTTCTCCTTGGTCTTGACATAATTCGGAATAACACCCGCGCACAGGTACATCGTGTCGATCAATGCATCGCGGGTTTCAGGCGGATTGAAGCTCATGTTTTTCCCTGGAAAATGGTCGAGGAGTCTTATCGGTAACCTTACGGTCCCAGGACGTTGCCCAGAAGACCCCATCTTTCGAAATCTGGAAATCGTAGTCAGGGCAGAACTGCATCCACGCAACCAACGTCACGAATTCACCAGTGATTGAGTTCCTCACGCGTGAGAAAGAATAGTCATCAGGAAAACTCATTTACGACCCCAGAAACCGAGGGTTGCATAATGTGCACTCCACCGTTGACAAACCATCCCTGTTGAGAGCCACGAGAAAGCCAACCGGCTTTCCTGGGCTACTCTGGTAGGTAGCATGACGTTCATACAACGGTGCAGAGCTCAGCGGAAACTTTCCAATTACCACGATCCGTGGTGCAATAGATGAACTTGGAACCCTTGCGAGTGACCTTACCGGTCATCGTCGAACCATCACGAGAACCCCATTTCACGACAGACCCGACGCGGACCGAAGCTTTGACACGATTCTGCAGGCTCTGGGCCGCAAACGTCACAGCCGACCTGATTTGCTGCAGTTCTTCGATGGTGAACGAACCGTTGCTAGCCATGATGGAAGAGACGATGGAGAGGACTTTAGACACTTTGATTTCCTTTAGGAGGGTTATTACTAGACAGTGATTTATTATAGCTCACTGAAAGATAAAAGTAAAATCAATTGAACCTATCTTTAGTGAAGAAGTATTTGATGTCATCGAACCAGATAGCGGTCAAGACAAGGATATTGAAGAACGGTATGGCAGAGACAAGAACCGCAGTTAGGATTTCTGCGATGGAAATCCCCATGCTGTACCGAACCCGACCAACAGGAACGGGCAAGTGATCACCCAACTCACGAGGATGAACAGCCAGATGTAGAAAGTAGAATCACTCATCTTTTGGAACCCATCGTTGCTTGGACAGGAAACTATCGAAATTATCGAAGTTCAACCAGACAGCGAAGATGATGTTGACAAGTGGCATACATGCAGCACACAGCATACCGAATGCATCGATTATGCTAATGCCTTTGTTGATTTTCCGACCACCATACACAATGAATGGCAGAGTGATCACTATAGTTCCGAGCCAGATCGCGTTTAATGTGGATGTAACTTCTGCTTCAGTCATTTTTCACTCCATGGGTTTTTCTTTGCGACTTTCTTCTTCAGCGATCATTTCAATTTCTTCGGTGATAGCATCGATGTCATGTTGAAGATCATCGATTTCCACCAAGAGGCGGGAGGATACTTGGTCGCGAAGACGACTGATTCTTTGAACTCAGAGTTCATGCAGCCACCTTGAAGTATCCATACGGAAGACCGTTCAGGTAGCAGAAGAACTCATCGTCACCGCGAACGTCTTCAGCGTCCATCAACCAGGCGATGGCTTGAGCGCGATCTTTGGCACCAGACTCGATAGTCGCGAGAACGACTTTCTCGAATTTCTTGATAGAGTATTTCTCGACTTCGGCAGCCTGCTTGGAACGCTCATCCATACATTGACCGAGGTATTCCCACTCGGCTTGCTTTTCGTCATCGGTCATAGCCGACCATTTGGCGAATCCATACTCACCAGGACGGAAGCCGTGGGCATCCTTATGGAAGTCAGAGTAAAGATCATCAGAGAAGGTATATTTTTGCATGAGTTTATTATAACGCGATGTGCGATAAAAGTAAAATCACTTAACCCGACCGAGGCGGGTCAGGACTTCTGCTTTGCTTTGCTGAAGTTGAGCCAACAGGCGAACATAGGTGCGGCGGAAAGCGATCGTGGAAGGATCCATAAGATCACCGAGTTCTTCGAGCTTCTTCATGAGCTTCTGCTCCTCGACACGATGACGTTCAATTTCAGCCTTGAGACCTTTCGTCTCACCGAAGAAGTATTTCATTTTTCAATGCTCAGTAGGAATTCATTGAACATGACACTGCGCTCCATGAGCTCAAGAAGCATGTCACCATTACAGATCGGCCGATCGCCGATGTAGTTTTCCATCAGGAAATCCGCGTAGGCATCTGAATACATCAGGCTCTCGTTTTCCAGTTGGAATGCTACGTCTTCGTTTGTGTAAAGAAGTTTCATTTCAGACAACTCCTACCAGACGACCCTGCTCGAGCATCTTGGCTTCTGTGTTCGTGAGGTTCATGGCGACGTGACGAGCATAACCATTTGCCATCAGTTCTTCGACGATTTCTTCGCGAAGTTCCAGATCGGTATTTTGACGGGTCTCAGCCGCGATTTTCTCTGCATTGCGCTCATCAACCCAGCGGGTCAGCTCGGAGAGGGATGGGCTGTGGAAGAAAAAATCGCGACCATTAGTACCAGTGCAGGTGCGAATGACCCACTGCATCTGAACGTAACAAGGGCTAACACGCCATTCTTGTTTAACAGCGTCTTTGATATTGAGGAGGTTTGCCATTTTTGTCTTTACGTTTACTATGAGTTTATTATAGCTCACGTAAAGATAAAAGTAAAACTGAGTTTTACTTCAGACAATTAAAACTGAGTTTTACTTCACTCACGGTAACTGCATGATTGCAATTCGGGCAAGTGATCCAGTTTTGCATTTCACCAACACCACCATAGTCCCGGACGTACTCCGAATGAATATCAGCCGGTACATATTCCAACTTCGCGCCGCAGTTCTTGCAGACGACCTGCTTAACAACAGACGGGTCGGGCTTGAGTTCAACAATTCTAACCATTTAGTTCATTCAATATTTGTGCGATAGCCCTTGCTTGGCTGATATCGCTGTTAGCAAAAAGATCGGTGAAGACAGTGTGCTTGGGAATTTTCGAGAGCTCGTCGATGAGTTCCGGGTTTTCTATCGCCCACCATTCCCAGAGAGCTAGATAAGATAACCAAAGATTTGTAGAAGGGTCCTTTGCCGGGCGACCCTTACCGATTCTCCAATTCGTACCACCCGGGTCATATCCTTTTACATCGCACTGATAGTGCTGTTCAATTGTACGACCATCAGATAACGTAGCTTTCAGAGCACTGAAACGGGCATCACCGATGCTGCTGAGTTCATACCCAACAGTATCTCCCATGACCTGTCTAGCCCAGCGATATTCTAAGCTCATGACTTTCCAGTAGAACCGAAACCACCCTCACCACGTTCAGTGTATTCATCGAATGAATCGACGATCTGAAATTTCGCCTGAACAACTGGTACGATGATCAGCTGAGCAACTTTGTCTAGGTGAGAAACAACAAACTCTCTATTGGAACGGTTCCATAGGCAAACCATCAGAGGACCTTGGTAGTCACTATCGATCAAACCGACCGTATTTGCCAGGATGATACCAGACTTTGTCCCAAGACCACTGCGTGGCAGAATCATTGCAGCGTAACCAGGGTCTTTCACGTAGACTGAAACCCCAGTCGACACCATCAATGTATCGCCGGGTCGGATGACCTTACATTTGATAGTATCCGGGTCGTCGTAGACTGCCCGTAGATCGATACCAGCCGAGCCGGGTGTGCCATACTCCGGCATATGAAAGCGAACACCTTCATTTAGAATTTTGATTTGAACGTTCATTTGAATACAACCCTCTTGCAATATTTTTCTTTGTGTGACCGATACATTTCACCGAGCGGATTTGTTAGACCATTCACAGCCTTAGCAGCTTTCCCACCGTTGAATTCGAATAGGAGCCACGCAAGACCAACGATAGCACATAGGATAGCTAACATCCCCAGGATCACACCAACAATCACCCCCATCTCACCGAACATCATCTGCCCGTAGAAGATGGAAAACCCAACCCCAAACAGGAAGTCGAAGACTGCTCGCAGGACCCAGTAGCCGACGAACCCTTCCACCAAGGCGATCACGATTGCCACCATGAACTTTGTCCGATAGTCACAAATATCTGTGTCGTACTTCAAACCGCCTCGGAAGAAGTCTGTGAAGCGATAATGCCAGCTATATCTGGAAAATTCAATCTCTTCCATCACAGAGCCTTTTCTTTGAACACATCGGTGTAGAGGGTTTCGAACTCATCATTCTCAGCCTGGATAGTGCTGAAGCGACTGTCATGGAATACCCGAGCCATCTTTCGAAGAACCTTTTTATCTAGGTCCTCATGCTTCTTAGCCAAGAGCTTCAGAGCCTCACGTTGGAATTCAGTCTCGGCGCGACGGCGCGTCATGGAAGCCGACATTTCCTGGCAAAAGTCTGCGATAGCCTTGCGCTTGTCTTCGCTGACTTCTTCTTGATAACCTTCTTCATGTTCACTCATCATTTATTCCCCAAAACTCTAACACAATAAAACCAACTATTCGTCTCACGACATTCCTGCCAGAGAGTATATTCGAAGTAAAACAAGAGACTAAATGCAATGACAGGTATACCGAAGTACACCACCGCCATCAATTTGTCTTTGATGGATCTTTTCACGCGTCGATAGCGATGAGGTTCTCCACCACAAAGCTGCGCCAGTTTTCGTTCTCAACGTCCCAGACGGCCACTGCGGTTGGAGTTTCTTCCGGGGCGACCCTGGTGTTCTGTTCAGAGGAAAATCTATCAACCGGAATCAAATCAGGGTCTCTTGTGACTGCTGACATTTCGCGCAGATCACCGTTCAGTTTGTAGAACGAGATTGAATGCACACCGACTTTAAGGATGTCTACGATTTCTTGATATTTCATTTGCTTCTCCATGATGTTAGAAACGATTTGGTTGTCGGATAACGAGCTTATCCCTAGTTGTTACAGATCCAATTGGGACTTTCCGGTTGTGCATACAGCGCGGATCTTGCCCGATACACAAACCAGACCCATCTGTGAAACAATACTTGTCTGGTTCTGGTTCTTCAAAACCCTTTCCAAGTGGTTCACACTGACCGATACCAGTAGTTCGGAGTTCTCGACATTCTTTCATGATAACCTTACCATACACAGGTTCACGTCGTGTATATGCAGGATTAGAACATGTCGGTTCATGACCTTCAACAAAGTAAGCACAGTCGACACAGAAACGACCGATCGGGCGCGGAGGACGCTTCGGTGCTGGGGGAATCATGCTATCTGGAATATATGGCATCACTTCAGCTCCGAGAGGCTGTTAGCCTCAACTTTGTCGTAACGGACTTTCTTGTAGATAGGCAGGAACATACTGCACATTTCGCGACCGCGAGCAGTAATGACGGCGTTGTACTTCACCTCGATGATTTCGCCGAGGTAGTTATTTTTAGGATCACGACCCGCGTCGTCGAAACCTGAACCACAGCCAGTGCGAAGTTTACCGCAGCTGGTTTCCAGCACCAGGGAACCGATCATGCCCTTGTACTTGCCAGAGGTCGCGATAACCACTTCGACACATACCAGATCAGCGTCTTTTTCTTCCTTGAGCTTGATCATGAATTTGCTGCGGGTATCTTCCCAAGGCATATCAGCATACTTCAGGATTGCACCTTCTTCGCCGTTTGCCAGCATTTCGTCGTAGTAAGCCTGGACTTCTTCAATAGAGGAGACGAACTTGCCATCAATCAGCGAGATATGCTTCTTATCCATTTTGGACACGATAGCTTCCAACGCTTCCAGACGTTTGAAGTAAGGCACCTTGTATTCACCAGCGGTCACATAATCGGCGATAGGAACCATTTCCCATACAACATAGTGGAAACGTTCGGCTTCTGCTTTTGTCAGGGTGCCGCGAACAGCTTTCGTGTACAAGCCGTTGCCGGTCTTGCGATCTTCTACACCAGTTGTGGTCTTGACCAGCAGTTCACCGTCAACCACGAAACCAGCGAACGGCTTCAGCAGGTTGTCCAGGACACCGTGGAGGTCCAGCGTGTTGCCAGCGCGCGACTTCGTGGTTACACCTTCAGTTGTGCAGTAGGTGATCGCGCGACCACCGTCACATTTGCGCTGGATAATATAGCCGTCTTTCTTGTAGACAACCTTTGCAGCGGTCTTCTCGTCCATCTTGCGAGCAAGCATTTGCGGCTGCTCGGGGATCAATTTGTCCCAGACCTTGTTGGCGATAGAAGTCCCGGCGTTGCACCGGAGATCGCGGTTCAAGACTCGCAGCAACACAGATCGTGAGTTGCTGTTCAGAGGCGAGAGAAGTTTTCTAACGAAGTCACGCGCTGCGTTGCCGGTCACGACCCGGTTGTGCAGGTCCATGAGAGAGTCCAGATCGGCGGAGGTAAGGTCGCGTTTGCCGGGGCCTTCGGTTTCCACAGCCGGGTCCATCCTGACGTAGAAGTTCAGATTGCCATTTTCGGCATAGAAGAAAGCCTTCTTGAGAGCATCGTTGCCAGAGTTGGCTTGGATGATTGCTTCTTTGGCTTTCGTCGAGCCGATAGCGGCGACTTCTTCCAGGATAGAGTGGACAGTATTGTTCATGGACTAATTATAGTTCTTTGTTGGATAAAAGTAAACTCAGGCGACCTTTGCGATTTTGCCTTCAGACATCGTGACTTGAGCAAACCACTTGCGCTTAGGGGATCCATCAGCGACGCAGAACTTGCCATCACGTTTGAATTCTTCGCCGAACATGGAGGTCTCTTGATAGATCAGCGGTTTCCCGACCGATTCTTTCAGTTCCTTTTTCGATTTGTAGAAAACTTGGATCATGAGCAGATCTTTCGCGCGATGCGCAGTTGTTTCTTGTACTTCTTGACGGTTGCTGCTTTCGCAGGATGGCAAGCCCAGGACTCGCCCATTTTCTTCTTTGCTTCCTCTGCGCGCAGAGCATTGCGAGCTCGCAGTTCAGACATTGCTTGATCGGTCATTGATCAGACCGTAGGAGCAACAGGACGCGAAGGAACATAAACCGTAACGGTCACAGGACCATTTTTGGTACGCTCGCGTTGAGCTTTGGAAACACGCTGGACAAGGCGCTGAACTTTTTTCTGAGCAGCAGATTTGACGAAAGGGGCACCAGACATGAAAATAGACATTTTGTGACTTTCTTTAAGTTTATCACGTTTACTGAACCGTTGAGTAATTATAACTCCTTCTTCAATAAAAGTAAAACGTCACTAATAATCTATTTCTTTTTACATGAATAAAACCCGTCCTGTTGACCCGTTTCCATGAGGCGTTCCAAAGAGGTCGGCAAGGAGTGCCAATGACCCCCAGGGAGTCCGCAGTTCTCACAGGTATGACGGCTGAGCTGCTGGTCCCATGCTATGATGTTCACCAGATGAGCTGTGCCGGTTCTTCAGGCGTTGTTTCTTGTTCACGGCAACAGCTTATTCATTACCTGACGATGCTGTAACCAACCAACAAAGTTACCAGATGTGCCACCCACGTTTTCCAACGGGTAAGCCTGATGCTCAGTCGGTGATGCATGGAGTGGAACCGAACCGACGAGGCGTTCATAGAGAGCGATATCATCCTCTAGAATCGGAGTCTTTTTGTCGTGTGTTAGATACGAAACTCTCGCACATCGCGCTGTGGAAAGTTTCAAGGCAATGACGGTCCCATGATCTTGAACTTCTTCAGGCGATACATATGGCATGTGCCATGTGTTCTCTCGGAACGTTGGCGTCGACATTTCCATAGCCACCGACATATGTCGAGCCAGTTCACGGAATTCTGGCTGAGCATCTGGGTGATCACGGAGTTCAAAGAAGTTATCCCATTCAGTTGCAGTTACGAGAGTCCTCATCCATTGAAACGGTTCCAGGATACGGTTGGCGAATTGCTTGTGAATATTCAAGCCATTTTTATTCGACATATGTTCGGCGATATCAGCGGACTCGTTGGCAGCATGGTACCAAAGCGCAACTGCTTGATCATGGTCTTCGGGTGACATTTCTTCTGTAGCCTGCATGCCTGGTTTGTTCTTCATGAACTTCAGGGGCATAGCTGGGTTATTTCTGACCTGTTCGATCATCTTCTCAACTGGAATAGCGCGGGATGACATTGCATTCCGACTAAACACTCGATGAGTCATTACTTCACCATGAATGAAGCGCTGATAGTTCAGCTCAAATGTGACGATACGCTTTTCGGACGAGCTGACGCTGTCCGCGATTACTTTCGCATAGATCATAACGAATTCCTTCTTGTTTACAAACTCTTTTGGGTCTTAGATCCTTTGAGGACTTCAGCCGGGTCGATGATACCGGTGCCGGAAGCAACGATACATCCAATCTTTTCTTTCAGGCGAATTAAAGTCCAGGACTGAGTTTCACCGTTGACTAGCAGTGTCAGTGTATAGTCATTGGTTGGATCATATGTGATAATGATCGGCTTCTCTTTATATTCTTTCTGAGCATAGGCAAATGCAACTTCACCGGGTGCGCAGATCAATTCCATCGTGTCGTGTTCGACGGCGTCAGCTCTGATGTACTGATAAAGATGATATGAACCAATGGTCAGGATAGCTCCAGCCAACGCGGCCGCCACAGACATTAAAATTTTATTCGCCATTTGAACTTTCAATTATACCGTCTACCAATGAAAAGACAAATAAACTATGATCGGCTGTAAGTTTATTTGTCATTCCGAAAAAAATGTGATATAATACCATATGTCGGGTTCAGGTTTACTGAGACTCTATATTCTACTTATTGCCCAGTACAATAGACCTGTCATGTATATACCTGCACTGGCTAACTCAACAACCTTCAATGCTAGGTCTTTCTGGTACCAACCAACGATGAACCAGCTTGTTCCTCCAATGACTCCGAATAGGAGATTCCATGGATATACATTGAATGCGGTTAGAACCATCCCTATTAGATAGGTGACGGTTCCGAACCATTTGAGTTTGTCAAGGTTCATAATCTGCTGGTATCCTTGCTAGTTCTTTCAAATTCTTCGCAATTACAATTTTGTCGCTTGTATAGCAACCAAACTCAATGTTATAATAGTAAGTCTTCGGCGTCGCCCGACCACCTTTTTTCTTCATCCTCGCCCCAATGACTTCTGATTTCGGGACGAACACATAATCAACAGCATAATTGATTGTATTGTAGATGACTACGCGCAGTGCGCCGATCTTTCCACCGACATTTGTTATAGACGCGCTATATCGAGTCTGAAGTTTTTCAGAGACGAATCCGTCAGTACGGATTCGTCTATTAATTGAATCAACACGAGACAAAGTTGACGTCTTCGTTTCTGTGAAGTCTGAATTGTCATACCCATTTCCGTCAACAAATGTGAACAACCCACCAGACATCCTTGCAACGAGTAATTCAATTCGACGCTCGATTCCCCAAACATCCGGGTTCTTCAATGCGTTTCTGTGCTGTTGAGTTCCAGGTGCGAACTCTTTATCGTTAGGGAAAATGACGTCGCGGAGGAGAACTGAATTTTTACACATGATGATTTAGGTTCGGGGTTTTCGGAGTTTTCGGAGTTTCAAAAGGCTTCTGCAAAGGTAATAGACGAAAGCGAATAGGAGCTCAAAGGTGATGAGCGGGCTCACTATAACAGAGATAAGATACCATTTCAGGGAAAATTCACCATCTGAAATATACATCATCAGGAAGAATCCAGTGATGATACAATACACATGATATATGATCAGTGCGGTGACCATAGTCGGGTTTAGACCTCATAGTTTGGACCCGGCACATATGCGCGAGCTATCCTATTATTTAGGTTTTCGACATGCGCCGCATGATATCAACGACAGCCAGAGAGATCATTGCTGTTGCGCCGCCTGCAATGAAGAGACCTGATTTCAACTCCAGGGCTTCAAATGATATGAATGAACTTGTCATCGTGATGACAAACATTACAAGTGCTTCTGAGAATTTCGTTTTAGACTTCCGGATCGGGGTGGGCAAAAGAACCCATAAGAGATACGAGTTCCTGCATCTTCTTGACGCTGGATTCGTAGACGAAGATGTTTCCGTAGGATTCGCAAGCCTCGATGGTTGCTTTCAGTTCACGGAAGATTTTGTTTCGCGCGGTGGCGATTTCTTTGTTCGCAAGATGATGACGAACAGTTTGAGCACGAGCAAGAATGTTGTGGCTGTATTGGCGACGTGATTTACCATGCTTATCGAAGACTTCACCGTCTTCCGTTGTCACATGACCGAAGCCATTGACTTTGGTGACTTTGGTGATCTTACCCGAAAAGGTACTCCGCGTGCCGTTGTGGATGATACCGATTTCTTGACCTACAAAATACATTTTATTCGCCTTAACTGAAGATAGTTTATTATACCTCCAGTGGCGATAAAAGTAAAATCACTTGTTGGCTTTGGCTTCTAGTTCTGCGATGGCGAAATTGATGTCTTCTGTAGTTCATTTCATTTCCTTCAACCAATATACACAATCATCGACATTTCTGTAGAGGTGGGCAAATCCGCCCTGACGAACCCACTCGATGCAATTTTGGTGATTATCGTCAATCAATAGATCACCAGGTTCGCAATGGTTTTTCTTATCGTGAGCATACGGTCCGAAGAAAACATCAATTTCTTGTCCAACGTGCTTATGTACCCATCGTAATTTATCACCAGGAGCATGCCTCCATGGAGAGTGTTCATCTAACGGTAAAGCCGTCAGGAATGCTGCTCCTCCATGATGAAGTTTGAAATCCCAGATAACCTTGTTGATGAACTCTTTACTCGGTTCAAGATCACGGAACATACGTTGATGTCCGAGCCTCAAATTCGCCCAATCATCGAGTCCCATCCTGTCACCAATGCCATGTTTGGTACCGTTTACGCGATTCGCATATTCAGTCAGGTTAGCTGTGACATCATCCATATCAATGTAGATCATAGCGGTTCTCCCCAGAATTTGTGCGTCGTAGTTGCATTATGAGTGATGATACACCTACAAACAGGGCACTTCACTCGAAGATAACCACGACCAACGTCTTCTGCTTCATCTTGTCGGAATTTGATCCTGGTGCTACAGACATCGCATTCACAAGTATGGTGGCGTTCCCAAGGAGGAACGCCACGTTTCAGTACCAACATATTATACAGGGTCTCCGTGGTGGTCGAAATCGCTCAGTTGAACTTTCTTCATCATCGAAACGACGTCATCCATTGCATATGGGTACAGATCATTCGTGTCCATACCAACGTCGAATACACGACCTTTCAGTCCAGATGGACTCCCATGCAGGTGACCATGCAGGTGCACCGCGCCGTTGTTCTTACCGTCCCATGAAGAGATTGGGTAATGCATCATCACCAGTGCAGTTCCCTTTGTAGGAGCGAAACACAGATAATCATGGACTGCGACGAAATGTTCCTTGATGCCATCCAGCTTCATCAGAGACCTGTCATGATTTCCAAGGACCAGGGTCTTGAAACCGTTCATGCGAGCCAGATAACCTGGAGCCTTGGTAACGTCACCCATAGCTACATCACCCAGGATGAATGTGTGATCTTCTGTACCGATCGTGGAATTCCATCGGCGAACGATTTCCTCGTTCATTTGAAATACATCATTGAAGTGACCGCGCTGTTCCGGTTGGTACTTGATGATGTTCACATGACCGAAGTGGATGTCCGAGGTGACCCAATGTCGAGGGAATGATTTGTATTGTTCTTTGTTCATAATGCCATAATCTTGTCAAGAACCGACTTGGCGTCTGAGAGGTCAACTTCAATGTCGCGCTCATCTTCACCAACCGATTCAAAATTTAGTTCTGCTTCGTCCAGCTGGGCTTCCACCTTCGCGAGCATAATTGTGTAACGAATAAGCAACTCGTCGATGTATGATTTTTCATCTTCATCCCGTTTCATATACCAGAGAGCAAACTGCTCCTTACCGAGGGACATGATGAAGCGCATATTCTCGAGTTCTCTTTTATTCATTTTCAGCATCCAATTGTTCTATGAGGATATCGTTGGCTCGGCACATGTCTTTGACGTCATCTTCGCTCATATAGGCGAGGCACATACAAACTACTGCTTCCAGGTCAATCAAACCCTCATCAACCAGTTCGCTCAATAGATAGGTATATTTTCGAATCATAGATTTATTATACCGTAGATCGCGATAAAAGTAAATTACAGACTATTTACCACGGTTCTAATTCTGTTACCAATAACACCAGAAACTGGGACCCAACCAGCGGGTAAACGTTTCTTGTAATACTCACGCTGCTCTTCTCCAAATGCTAGACCATTCCTAGTCCCATCTTCCACATATGGGAAGTCGTTCTGTAGGAAGAATGTCATATGATACCGGCGGAACGATAGCTCATGGAGTTCGCGGGATGAGATAGAAAATTGGTTCGCGTAGAACTCAGTGACAAGAGGGGACGTATCACAGAATATAAATGCATTATCACAGTGATCTATGTTCTCTAGACGGATTTGTGTTTGAGCGATATGAAGATAGTCACTTCGTTCCAGCTCACCATTCTTTTCATCCCAGAGTGTTCTTCCATATTCCCCGATCGTCGGGGACTGCAGCCGTAGACCCAATAATTCAGTGAGAGTAGACTTACCAGAACTTTCAGCGCCGATAAGTAATATCCTCTTCGTATGTTCTTCAAGGTTGGCGGAGACGTATGGGTCGCAGAATTCTTCCAGAAGTTGAGGGTAAGCGCGAAGACGAGTCCCGCTCACGTGATGGGTATCTCGGTGAAGATCTACCATCACGTGATTTACCTGCTCCCCTAAATGGCTGGTCAGGTGTTGGGCGAACCCGTCACCATATAATTCACTGGTGTAGACAGCATCCGGATGGACATAGATTTCTTCTAGCAGGTTCGCACAGAACATACGCTGCACGAGGTCTTGCGCGTCATCCTTCGGGCACCTATCAGGTTGAATGACAAGAACATGCGCTTTCGGGTAGAGCTTTTTCAGCCAACGTTGACGGAGTTCAGCTGGGAACCCGTAGTCCACACTGGTCCAGGAAAGGATGGTGACAAACTGACATTCCTCGAATGCTTTGTCGATCACCATCTGATGTCCCCTGTGTAGGGGGCAAAACTTACCAACCACCAAACCGACCTTGTACTTTTTCATATTAAATTTCGTTTGCGTAACCGAATCTGTCCCAATTTTTCCAAAAGATTTAGTGATTTAGTCATCATTCACCACGATTACGATATAGATAGTCAATTTCAGGTTCGAGGTCCTTCGAATTTTCTTCAGCGGCTTTCCACCATTGTGGCAGAGTCCATGCAGCGTGAACCCAGAAGGCTCCGTACAGAATACTCGTCAAGTAAAGCTCACGACTCCAGAATAGAGGTACGGCGATCGTGTTGACAATCAACCAAGCGACCCACGTTTCTTTCTTGCGGTTCATAAGCAACAGCTGACCAAGACCAGAGAAAGCTAACACAGTGCTATCTGCAGCCGGCGCATATGCATCTGTGAATGAGTGAAGAACGAACGCATATACAGCAGCTAGACCAATTGCAATTGCTATCAACCCAGACAGCTCGCCGCGTTTCAACTCTGTGATCGGTCGAACTGTATCACCTGATTTAGACCACTGCATCCAGCCGATCAATCCGGTGATCACGAAGAACGCTTGCAGCGTAACGTCGGCGTAGAGCTTTGCGTCGTAGAACAGCCAACCGAATAATAAGCATGCCACGATACCGGTCCACCAGGTATTGATGTTGTTCCGTCCAGCCAACCAAATGCAAATGACCGTGGTCAGGTTTGCGAAGAGTTCAAGCATTTTTGGCTTTCATTTTACGTTGACGATACACGGGAAGGTTTGATATTGACTGATCATCAGCTTTGTACTCATGTGTGAGCAGTAGCTCATACACTTTCCATATACTGATAGTCTTCACAGCCAATGGACCTTTGACGATTGGAATTTCAATAAATGTCAGTAGAACCTTGGTCTTGTACTGTTCGCCGAAACTCTCCACCAATTCTTTAGTCTTGACTTTCATATGTGCCTGTCCTCTTGATTAGATCGGAGATACGTGGGTTGGCATAATACAACCAATTATTGCCGTTCTTCACCTTGGCGATAGGTTTGTCAGTAACAGACCGACCTGCATATGCGATAATGCCATGATCTTTGTATTCAATCCCAAACCCACGCCCAGAATCGACAGCAAGGAATCTTTGAAGTTCTGGGACAGTGAAGTTCTTTGTGTTTTCTGGGATCAGTTCGCGGTCATTCAAAAGATGCTCCAGTGAGCCGTATGTTTTCGCGTACTTCAAGACGACACGACGAAGGATCCAGTTTAATCCTAGGAGTTCGTTGAAGTAAACAGCGGAATCATCAGTTCCTAGGACCGTTGGGGTTTGTGTACCGACAAGATGATTGATCGGATCCAATTCAGAATATTTATCCATCATTCTTCACCTTTTTTCGGACCTTGATAAACTTCATGAAGTAGTCGCCTGGAATTACTCCAGCTTCAATTTCTTCAAGGGCAGTGACCATTGGTCCACTGTCCGTGATAACTTTCTTAGCTGCGCCCTTCTTGAGTTCACGCGCACGTGAAGCAGCAGACAGGATCATGTTGTACCGAGAACCTGCAACTTCAGCTGCTGTTTCGCAGGTAATGCCAGCGCGACTATCGCGCGTATCCTTCAAACTGCCACCTCATCGAGGAATTCGGCGAAAAGGAATCCCTTTTCCATTGCGATTTCAACCGAGGCGAAACCCATCTGGGTCAGGTAATCCAGGTTGCCGCGCATGAACTCGCGGTATTCCATGGATTCTTTGAGGTATTCGTAGTCTTGCATGATTATTCCTTATTCGACAGGTTATATATGAGACCGACAATGTAGCACAAAGACACGGTCACAACAACGATAGATATAGTATCCATTTTCAACAACCCTTTACAATGAGTTTATTATACCTCTATCGCAGATAAAAGTAAACCCGCACGAAGCGGGTTTTTCGCTAGTCAGGAGCCGTAGCTCCTTTCATCAGAACGTGTACTTGACGCCGACAGTGAAACGATTTCCATTGTACTTGGTAACGCCATGACCACCATTCTGGTACATATAGTCAGCCGTCAGGGCAACGTTCGTGTCAAGTGGCATGGAAGCGCCAACGCCAACCAACAGGGCTGCACCGGTCCAGCCTTGGCTTGGCTTCAGGTAAGCAACACCGACTTTAGGCGAGATAGTCACGAGACCAACATTCACCAAGTCGTACGACCCAGTCACGCTCCAACGATTCATGTTGTTCGTACCACGCGTAGAACGGTCGAAAGCGCCTTCAACGCCGACGTTGCCGAACTTCTGACCGATGGTGATACCAGCAGCCGAACCTGCATCACCCTTGGAGTGAGTTGCACGGATACCAATTTCAGTTGCGGAAGCTGCTGCAACTGCGAACACGAGAGCGAGGGATAGAGCGAGTTTTTTCATAAAATTTCCTTAGAGGTTAAAGCCATAATTGGCAGAGTATGTACGTCAGTATGTACGTCAGTATGTACGTCAGTATGTACGTCAGTATGTACGTCAGTATGTACGTCAGTATGTACG